GGCGATCCTAAAGATAAGTTTGCAGATGACATTACAGTTACACAAGATTTAGAAACAGGAAATGTCAGAGTAGAATATGATGCAGCTGACAATCTGGGTTATGCACCAATTCAATTAGATTATAAAGCAGGTCATGTTATTGAATATGGACCTAAAAAAGGAACTAAATCAAAACCAGAATTCTCTGCTGTAGAATCAGAACCACGTGTTGTTAACTGGGATGGTGATATAGAATTTGATGGAGAAAATATTGTATCTAAAGTTGATGATTTATTAACAGATACAACTAAATTAGAATCTTATGCAACAGGTAAAAACCCAACTATTAAAAAACTATTAAAAAGCGAACAGAAAAAGAAACATACTAAAAACCTTAACGAGGATACAATGGAACAATTAGAGTATATCGAAAATAAACAGGGACACATGGCTCCTGAACATCTTATGGATGAACCTGTTCCTGATGATTTCGCATCAGGGGGCCGTGTTCCGTTAGGCAAGGGCAAGTTAGCATTTTTCAAAGGCATTGGAAAATTAATGGATGAGTTTTTTCCAGGAACCACGAAGCTTGGAAAAAGATCCAAACCATTTCCAGAAAAAGTACAAGATAAAATGGATTTAAGAAAAGCACTTGCTGATTTTCAGGAAAGCGAAAAGGCGGCGAAAGCTAAAAGTGAAGGTCCACTTCCAGGTGAAAGAGCAGGTATTGATGTTCCTCATATGCCAGCAGGTTTTAAATTAAGTAGAGAAAAATTAGAACAAAATTTTCCAGAGTTAAGTTTAGATCAGATTGATGAAATAATGAATCTAGATAAAGAAATGCAAGGTAGAGTTATTACAATGCTAAAAAACAGAAGATTAGACCCAGATTTATACGATGAGTTATTATTAAAACATGGCGATACTTTAAAATTTCAAGGTGAGTTTGATAAAGCTATTAGAAGAAGAAAAAATGCACAAGGTGGCATTATCGATAGAGTTCCGTACTGGAAAGGTGGAACATGGAACATGATCAAGGAAGCAATTAAACATAATAAAATATTCGGACTTGGAGGTCCTCCGTATAAACCAGGAGCAACTTCGTTTGATATTAAACAACTTACCAAAGATAGATTTGGCACAGAATTGAGTTTACAAGATTTAAAAGAATTAGCTGGGAAGAATAAAGAGTTAGGACGATGGTCGAAGGACGTGTTAAGAAAAGAAGAAAAGTTCCCTGACTTTATTACAGGATTCAAAGAATATAAAGCAGATGTTATTAAACAGCAGTTATTAAACTCTAAACAAGAGGCACAGCTTCGTATTAAAGTTTCTAAAGATATGTTGAAAAATCCACCAAAGGGTGTTGATCTAGCAATGAATAAAAAAGTATCAGAACAAATGATTAGAGATTCTGAAAAACGATTAAAAGATCTTGATGCGGCTTTAAAAGATATTGATATCTATAAAGCGATGAAAGAAAAAACAGGAGTAGCGTCTCATGCATCAGGCGGACTTGCAGGAATGTTAGGCGAATGAAACCATTAAAATTTATAGATCAGATTAAAGACATGTACAATGACCAAGAGCCAAGGTCCACGATTCAGGGACCACGGAACATGTATGCAGGAGGTCAGTTAGTACGAAACACGGTTGACGGATCGAGACCAGGGTATCAGGGACCAGATGCTTTAGGAAGAATTTACGAGGGCACACGACATCTTCCAATACCAGGAAAGCAAGGGTTTCAACCCACCTATCATAAATTGTCTGCAGCTGGAGATAAAAAATTAATAAGAGAATGGAAAAAATCTTTAACAGATGCTGTTAAGGCAGGTGACATGAGCGAAACAGTTGGTTTTCAGGAATGGTTAAGAAATAAATTTGATAAGAAAAAAGCTAATACTATTAGAAACAGAGTTCGACTTCAGCTCGATTTTTTTCCTGGAAAGGAATATAATAACATTCAAGAACGTTTTGCTAATTCTTTAATTAAAAAACATAATGAAGCAGATAAACTTTTGTACTCTAAAGAGGAGATTTTTAACAAATTAAGATTAGATAGAAATCATGGCCTTGGGAAAAAATTATATACTCAAATGGGGGATTCTGACATAGGATTAGAAAATTTAGATACAAAAATTAATAAAGCTTTTAATAAAATTGTAGATGGTGATTTACCTATTAAAGCGTCAAAAAAAGTAACTCCACATATATCGAAATACGGCCCTATTACACAAATGATTGCTGAAATTTCTGGAGCTGGTAGTACGCCTGCTATAAATAATGCATTAGAAAAAAATCCAAAATTTAAAAATAAAGAATTTGCTGAGACATTTAAATATTTAAATAGAACACACGCTAAAGATTTTATTGGGATGCCGTTTAATGAAGCTTTTGAATATGCAAAATATAGACAAGGCGGTTTGGATGTTAAAGGTATGGTTTCATATACCACTAGATATCAAAATCCTGAAAGTAATATTATGAGCTTTGCAGTTAGACACACTAATAGACATTTTAGAGATGGCACAAAATCCCAAATTCAATTTTATAAGTTAAGAGCAGATGGCACTAAGGGGGCACTTTTAAATTTTAAAGACCTTCCTAAAAACAGGGATGGTAATAGAGTTTTAGATCTTAAAAAAGTTGGTTTTGAATATAAAAATCAATTTTTCCATCGAAACAATTTAAAAACAAAAGGATTTAAATCAGGATTGTTTGATGAAGTATATTCTTTGTCAGGTAAAAATAGAATGCCCGTTCCCGATCCTAATAACCCTTCTCAAAAAATCAATTTAAAAAAACTTCTACAAATGACTGGGGATAAATTAACCATAGGTCATGATGAAGCTTTAGGTGGTGTAAAAGGGGCACCTTTTAAGAATCTTAGAATTCAGGGAGAAAAATTAAACACAGCATTATTTAATGCTTACGATAAAATTCAAAATAAAGACTTAAGAAGGCTTGTATTAAATCAATTAGAAGGACAATTTGAAGGTTTGTCTGGAGGTGATTATGAAAAAGCTTTTGTTGAAGGAAAAGTAGATGAAGCTAAAAAAGCAATTACTTCAACAGACACTCTTTATAGAGGAGCTGGAAGAAATATTATTGAAGGGTCACCAGAATGGATGAAATGGTCGTCTAGAAAACAAGCCGAACTTTTTAGAGTTGCAGGAGTTTCAGCAAAAGATTTTAATGCATTGAATAATGCAAAACCCAATGAAAAAATTTCAATGCTTAAGAAAATGGGTTTTAAATGTAGAATGTCAGGAGGTGCTGGAGAATCTGTTGATTGTTATATGAAAGATGTTGGAGAGACTAATAAACTTGCAAAACAAGGAAATAAACAGGCAATTAAAAAATTAGGAAATGCTTTTGATATTGGAAAAGAGCTTCCAAAAATGGGTAAAATTTTAAGACAAGGATTACAAATAGGTCTTGCAGGTCCTGCAAACCTTTTAAAGTGGAGTGGTCTAGGTACATGGGGAGGATTGTTACTAGAAGGAGCTGTTGAAGGAGGAATTTATAAATATTACAAAGACTATAAAGGGTTAACTCATGATCAAGCTTTGGCTGAAACATTTACACCAGGACTACTTGCTGGAAGACCTGAAGGTGTTCCATGGTACGGGGGCTCTGAAGCACTCCAAGAAAAAGAATTATACGAGGTTAAGGATGAAGCTGGAAACGTTGTTGGTACTAAACAGAATGTTAAAGACTTTATTGATACTCAGAGAAACATGGATCAAATAGGAACTGAGTATGACAAACTAGAATCACAAAAGAGAGATATAAATGAAATGCGAGGATATGCTTCTCAATATGTGGATACAGATTATGCTCATCCACGTTTAGATCCAAGAGTAGGTATAGAAAATAAACAAAAGGCATTGGAAAATGAATATTTAAAATTAGAACAATTAAATAAACCAGATGCATTAACTGGAAATTATAATGCTTGGTTAACGGCTAAAGAAAAACAAGACACGGAACAGGGGCTTAGAGCAGCTGAAGCAAAGAAAAAAAGATTAGGTGTAGTTGATATTCCTTGGGATGTTTTAAACCCTAATGAAATGCAAAGAGATTATAAATTAAAAAAATATGAAAGAGCGCAAGATCGTTGGGAAAAAGAACAATCTGAAAAAAGATATAGACAGATGCGAGAACAGTTTCCTGGTTATAGTGATAACCAAATAGATGAAATATTGGAATATTATGAAACTAGTCAACCAGAAGTAGGAAGGTCTTATGGTGAGTTAGGAAAGATGTTCGATATTGGAGATAAGCAAGCATATTACGCAGATAACTTTAGAATGGAAAAAGCAGGCGGTGGTATGGTAGGAATACGTAAACCAGATGCAATAGCACCAACTGGAGGACCTCAATCACAAGGCTTGGCTTCTACACCAGAATATGATACATATAGTAAGGAGTATAAATGGCAGATATAGATAAATCACTCCCGAATGTTAGACACGAAGTAAAAATTCCTGGCGCACAGGAAATGACTGATGTCGACATTACGGAGCAACAACAAAGACAACCAGTAGAAGTAACACCTGATCAAGAAGGTGGCGCAACGGTTAATTTTGAACCAAGTGCCGTGAACCGTGCTCAGTCAAACACGCACTTTGATAACTTAGCAGATATTTTACCAGAAACAGTTTTAGATCCAGTTGGTATTCAACTTAGACAAAATTACACAGATTATAAAATGTCCAGAAAAGATTGGGAACAATCTTATGTTAAAGGATTAGATCTTTTAGGATTTAAATATGATAATCGTAATGAACCATTTCAAGGAGCATCAGGCGCAACGCACCCAGTTTTAGCTGAAGCAGTTACACAATTTCAAGCGCTCGCTTATAAAGAATTATTACCAGCAGATGGACCTGTTAGAACTCAGATTTTAGGTTTGTCCAATCCTGCTAAAGAAGCTCAAGCACAAAGAGTTAAAGATTTTATGAATTATCAACTTATGGATCAGATGAAAGAATATGAACCAGAGTTTGATCAAATGTTATTCCACCTACCACTAAGCGGCTCGACTTTTAAGAAAGTTTATTATGACGATCTTTTAGGTAGAGCCGTATCAAAATTTATACCTGCAGATGATCTCGTCGTTCCGTATACAGCTACCTCATTAGATGATGCGGAGGCAGTGATTCATGTTGTAAAGATTTCAGAGAATGATTTACGTAAACAGCAGGTCAATGGCTTTTACACTGACATTGAGTTGACAAAACCAGTGTCAGATGTGAATGCAGATAAAGTTGTTGATAAGAAAAGAGAATTAGAAGGAACTTCTAAATCAGTAAGAACAGAAAGCGTGTATACTCTTTTAGAGTGTCATGTTAATTTAGATTTAGAAGGCTTCGAAGATGTTGGTCAAAACGGTGAACCAACTGGAATAAAATTGCCTTACGTCGTAACAATCGAGGAAGGCAGTCAAAAGGTTTTGTCGATAAGACGAAACTACGCGCCCAATGATCCATTAAGAAATAAGATCCAATATTTCGTCCATTTCAAATTTCTGCCAGGACTAGGATTTTATGGTTTTGGACTCATTCATATGATTGGCGGCTTGAGCAGAACGGCAACGTCTGCTCTCCGTCAATTATTAGACGCAGGTACGTTATCAAACTTACCAGCCGGATTTAAACAGAGAGGTGTTAGAGTCAAAGATGACGCTTCACCCATACAACCAGGAGAATTCAAAGATGTGGATACACCTGGTGGTAATCTAAAAGATGCATTTGTATTTTTACCATACAAAGAACCTTCAGCTACATTATTGCAGTTGATGGGAATTGTAGTTACAGCAGGACAGAGATTCGCGTCCATTGCTGACATGCAGGTCGGGGACGGGAACCAACAAGCAGCTGTTGGTACGACTGTCGCTCTTTTAGAACGTGGTTCAAGGGTAATGTCAGCAATCCATAAAAGAGTATACTCAGCACTTAAAAAAGAATTTAAACTACTGGCAAAAGTATTTGCCCAGTATCTACCACCAGAATATCCTTATGATGTTGTTGGTGGACAAAGAAATATTAAAGTAACAGATTTTGATGACAGAGTAGATATACTACCAATTGCAGATCCAAATATTTTTTCAATGTCACAAAGATTGACGCTTGCTCAAACTGGTCTGCAGTTAGCAATGTCAAATCCACAAATACATAATTTGTATATGGCATTTAGAAAAATGTATGAAGCATTAGGAATAAAAGATATTGATAGAATTTTACCACCACCTCCACCCAATGCACCTAAAGATCCATCGTTAGAGCATATTGATGCTTTAGGTGGTAAGCCTTTTCAAGCTTTTCCTGGTCAGGACCATAGAGCACACGTTACAGCGCACTTAAATTTTATGTCAACTAACATGGTTAGAAATAATCCAATGGTTATGGCTGCTTTACAAAAAAATATTTTAGAACATATTTCTTTAATGGCTCAAGAACAGGTACAATTAGAATTCAGAGAGCAAATGCAACAAATGCAATTGCTTTCACAACAAGCAGCACAAAACCCGCAGGCACAACAACAACTTCAACAAATGCAGCAACAAGTTGAAGCAAGAAAAGCAGTATTGATTGCTGAAATGACTGAAGACTTTATGAAGGAAGAGAAGAAAATTACATCACAATTCGATCATGATCCACTTCTTAAACTTAAGTCAAGAGAAGTTGATTTAAGAGCAATGGAAAATGAACGTAAACAACAAGAAATGCAGAAAAAAACTGAAATTGATCAAGCTAAATTAGTTCAAAATAGAGATATTACTGAAGATAAACTTGAACAAAACGAAGAATTAGCTGAATTAAGAGCTGACACTTCAATTGAAAAGCAAGAAATGGCAAATGAAAATAGATTGACACTTGCAAGAATGAAACCTAAAACAAACGGAAGCTCTAGATAGTGACAAACACTAAAAAAAGAGTTATAATAAATATAAAAAGGAGCACATAATGGCGTGGAATTATAAAAAAAGTAAGCCCGTTAAGATAGAAGCATCTAAAGTTATAACTGATCCAAGATCAGAAACTAGCATTAGAGGAAAATCTAAACTAGCAGTTGGAAACAAACAACCTGTTTCTGGCTCAGGGGCCGCTAGAAGACAGAAACCTGTAACTTGGGTTTAAGTCTATGGCATTTCCAATATTCGGAGCAATAAAGCTTGCGTTAAACGCAGGTAGTCACATTTACAAAAAACGTCAAGAGACAAAGATGGCTATGGCGGATGCACAACACATGCATGCATCTAAGATGGCCCGGGGTGAGGAAGCTTACCAGGGCAAACTTTTAGAGGCTCGGCAAAATGACTACAAGGACGAGGTCGTTTTATTGATACTCACGTTGCCCATTTTGGTCCTGGCATATGGGGTCTGGTCAGATGATCCGGCGGCCATGGACAAGATAAAAGTGTTCTTTGAGCATTTTCAGACGCTTCCTAGTTGGTTCACAAATTTATGGATACTTGTATGTGCGAGCATATTTGGTATAAAGGGAACACAAATATTTAGAAATGGTAAGAAATGACCATCTTAGAAGATAAAATTAAAGTTATTAAAAGTCTTAAACCTAAATTAGGTTTAAAAGATAAAATGGAATATTTAAAGAAATTAAGAAAAAAACGCTTTGATAAAAGGAAAAAATAATGGTAAATCCAAGATATAGACCCTTTAATGGTAATTCTAGAAAGCCTATTAAAAAACAGGCAGAAGTAAAATTAAGTGAAACAAAAACAGACTTTGTATATCCTCCAAAAGAAGAATACATTGGATCACATATTCAAAGTGATTTAGCTGGTGAGCCTGTTTCAAATAAGAGTTACGAGGAATATTATAAAGATTTAATATGAATTTAGAAAACGTAATTTATAAATTACGCAGAGTTTTGGATAACAGAATTAATCAACTATCAATCTCTATAACGTCTGGTGGGGTTGACAATATGGAAACATATAAGTATATTATCGGACAAATTAACGCCCTAGAGGCAACTAAACAGGAACTCTCTAACCTGCTTAATGATAAGGAGCAAAATGACGGAACAGTCGTCGACATCAACACCAAAAATTCACTTACCAAATAAAGAATTAGTTGGTTTAAAAAAATCAGAATCTAAAAAAGTTACAAACGAAAAAGAAAAATTACCGCAACCTACGGGTTGGAGATTAATAGTATTACCATTTAAAATGGATGAAAAAACTAAAGGTGGAATCATTATGAATGAATCTACTTTAGAAAAACAACAAGTTGCATCACAGTGTGGAAACGTACTAGCTATGGGACCACAATGTTATAGAGATAAAGAGAGATATCCAGAAGGCCCGTGGTGCAAGATTGGTGATTGGGTGATCTTTGCGCGTTATGCAGGATCACGTATACAAATTGAAGGTGGAGAAATCAGGTTGTTAAATGAAGATGAAATTTTAGCAACCATCAAGAATCCAGAGGATATCTTGCATAAATACTAACCATTGGAGGATACAATGCCAGAAGCAAATAAAATAAAAAAAGAAGACCCACAGGTAGATATAGATACTTCAGGACCTGAAGTAGATGTAGTTGTACCTGAAGAAAAAGTGGAAGAAGTTGCAGAGATCAAGGAACAAGAAACAGAAGTAAAAGAAGTAGAAACCAAGGAACAAGAAACAACGAAAGATGAAGATACTAAACTAGAAGAATACAGTAAAGGCGTTCAATCACGTATTTCTAAACTTACTCGTAAGATGAGAGAAGCAGAACGTAGAGAACAAGCTGCTACTGAATATGCTCAAGCTTTAGAATATCAAAGAAGACAAGATCAGTCTCAATTTAGAAAAATGGATACTGATTACTGGTCTAGATTTGAGACAAATGTAAAAACAGGAATGGAGTCTGCTCAAAAAGAATTAGCAAGCGCCATTGAAGCTGGAAATGCAGAAGCTCAAGTTGAAGCAAACAAAAGAATTGCTACATTGGCATTTGAAAATGCTAAATTGGAGCAAAGAAAACAACAACCTGTTGAACCAGAACAACCAGTTCAACAACTTTCAGACGGTGGAAGATTACCACAGCAAACACCACAGGAACTTCCTGATCCAGATCCTAAAGCGGAAACTTGGGCAGCTAAAAATACATGGTTTGGCAAAGACAGAGCCATGACTTTTACTGCATTTGAGATCCATAAGGATTTGGTAAGCGAGGGATTTGACCCTAAATCAGATGATTATTATAATGAAGTTGATAAAAGAATAAAGGTTGACTTCTCGCATAAATTTGCTAAAGGTGGTGATGTAGAGCATACGTCCAAAACCAATCAGTTGGTTGCTTCAGCTCAGAGAAGTGTGAAACCAGGACGCAACACTGTGAGACTCACACCCTCCCAGGTAGCAATAGCTAAAAAATTAGGTGTGCCACTCGAAGAATACGCAAGACAAATAAAACTCACGGAAGGAGCGTAAAATGAAAAAAGAAGACAACAAAACTTCACGTGCGAGTCAAACACGGCAAGAAACTGAAAGGCCAAAAGTGTGGACTCCTCCATCTTCTCTAGATGCACCCCCTGCCCCTGATGGATTCAGGCACAGATGGATACGAGCAGAGAGTTTAGGGTTTCAAGACACTAAAAATATCTCTGGGAGATTAAGATCTGGTTATGAGTTAGTGAGAGCTGACGAATATAAAGATTCTAATTATCCAGTTATCCAAGATGGTAAGTACAAGGGAGTGATTGGGGTTGGTGGCCTGTTGCTGGCCAGGGTACCTGAAGAAATCGCGCAGTCACGTGCTGATTATTTTGCTAAACAAGCAGAAGGTCAGGATGCTGCAGTTGAAAACGATCTAATGAGGGAACAGCATGAAAGTATGCCGATCAATGTTGATAGGCAGACTCGTGTAACCTTCGGTGGTACAAAGAAGAGTTAATTTTTTAACTATTCCTACTCATCGATTTAAATTAACCCGTCCCCTCGGGGACAAAGGAGACAACTATGGCTAATAAAAATAGCGCAGGTTTCGGTTTTATTCCAGCAGGTACGTTAGGTAATACACCTTCTACCCAAGGATTATCCGAATACTTTATAGATGCCGCTGATTCTGCCAATAAATTCAATGGTATGGGAGTACGTGTTACTGCCGGATACATTGTAACTGGTGAAGATTCAGCAACTGGTACGTCATGTGGTGTTTTACAGGGTATATTTTACAATTCGGCTACAACTTTAAAGCCCACGTTTGCAAGTTGGTATGATGCAACCATCACACCAGCAAACAGCGAGGACACTAAAGCGTTTGTAAATGACTATCCTTGGCAGTTGTATAATGTCGCAACCGATGCTCAAGTAGCATCATCAGTTGTCGGCGCACATGCTATATATCTTGACACATTTGATGTGAACACAGGTGGAAGCACAACAACTGGCAGATCAAGCACTACACTCGACATTGGTGACACTCACGCAACTAACAATACATGGAGATTGATTAGAAGCGCGGAAGATCCAGAAAACAATGATCTAACAGCAGCTTATTGTACCGTCGTTGTAATCCAAAACTTAAACGAGTACATTGATAGTACTGGAGCTTAAGTCTAAATAGGAGATAAATTATGGCTATATCAAGAACACAACTAGTTAAAGAACTAGAGCCAGGTTTGAATGCACTATTTGGCCTGGAATACAAACGGTATGAAAATCAGCATGCTGAGATTTATACAACCGAGTCAAGTGACAGAGCTTTCGAAGAGGAAGTTATGTTATCTGGATTCGCTAACGCACAAGTAAAAGCAGAAGGTC